TCCGCGATCTGTTCGAACCTGCACGCACGCTCAAAACGGGCAAGCCAAGCTACAAGCTCGAGCAGATCAAGGCCGGAGAAATCCCCGACGCTGCCAACGACAGTCACTTTGGTGGGGGTGTGTGATGGCCATTTCACTTGCACAACTTACACGCGCCAATACGCCCAAGCCACCCCGCATTCTGATTCACGGTGTTGCAGGCGTTGGTAAAACCACCTTCGCCGCAGAAGCCAGCAAACCTGTGTTCGTGCAAACGGAAGACGGTCTGGGAACAATTCCGGCAGCTAGCTTTCCGCTTGCACGCACGTTTGAGGAAGTCCTTGAGTCACTGGCCTCGCTGTACACCGAAGACCATGACTTCAAAACCGTGGTGATCGACAGCGTGGACTGGCTTGAACCCTTGGTTTGGGGCAAGGCCTGCCGCGACAACGGCTGGGGATCGATTGAAGACGCCGGGTACGGCAAAGGCTACGTGGCCGCTTTGAGCCTGTGGCGTCAGTACATCGACGGCTTGAACGCCCTGCGTGACGACCGTGGCATGACTGTTGTGCAAATCGCGCACACCGACATCAAGCGTTTTGACTCGCCTGAGCACGACCCCTACGACCGGTACGTCATCAAGTTGCACACCCGCGCAGCGGCGCTGATGCAAGAGCACTCCGACATCGTGCTGTTTGCAAACTACCGCATCTCCACCGTTAAGGCCGATGTCGGCTTCAACAAAAAAGTTAACCGCGCCATGGGCTCGGGCGAGCGGGTGATTCACACCGCCGAGCGCCCAGCCTTTTTGGCCAAGAACCGCTATGGCCTTCCCGAGATCCTGCCACTGGACTGGCAGTCCTTTGCCCAGGCCATGCCCGATGTGATCAAGCCCATGTTGATCGCCAACCCAGTCACCCCCACCAACCCCACCACCTGAAATTGAAATAGGAGAAAACACCATGGCTTCATTCGGACAAACTTTCGACGCATCCTCAGTTGAACCCAGCAGCGGCTACGAAGTCTTACCACCCGGTAAATACCTCGCCCAAATTGTTGCAAGCGAAATGCGTGCAACCAAAGACGGCATGGGCCAGTACCTCTACCTTGAGGTGGATGTCATTGAGGGGCAGTACGCAGGCCGCAAGCTCTTTGATCGCCTGAACCTCATCAATGCCAATGCAGATGCTGTGCAAATCGCACAGCGCACGCTGTCATCTATCTGCCGTGCCGTTGGCAAGTTGCAGGTCAGCAATTCGGAGCAGTTGCACCTCATTCCATTGATTGCTGATGTGCGTGTGCGCCCCCCGAAGGGCATGTACGGCGAGAGCAACTCGGTCCGCTACCTGCCTCGCAGCGGTCAGGCTGCAAACGCCCCCACATTCAGCACTGGTCCAGCCAACCCGCCAGCGCGTCCTGCCGTTGCTACAGCAACGCCTGCTGCCAACGGACTGCCCTGGAAGCGCCAAGCCTGAGGTCCCACTGCATGCACGAACACTTCACATTGCATCAACACGCGCTTGAGCCGGTTCACCTGCCGGACTCTGCGCAGGGCTGTCGGGAGCGAATGGCGGCGCTGCAAGGCGAGATTGCTTCCATTCGTATTCAGATCGCAACGACTGACATCCGGCGGCAAACGGAGAAGAAGACGCTTGATGCTGCCTGGTTCCACCGCGCCAAAACCGCGCTGCGTTTAAAGCAGCAGGAGCTGGCGCAGGTGACGGCGCATCTTGCGACCTTTGATAAACGCGCAGCGCCCAAGCACCGTGATGCCTTCAAAGACACCTTGATTGAAGTGGCGCGTGAAAACTGCAATGACCAGGAGTGGGCAGGCCTGGTGCAACGTGCGCGTGACTTGCACGCCAGCCAGGGAGAAAACCATGGCTGAACTGCCCGCCATCACGAGCCTCACCCGCGAGGCCATCTTCTCTGGTTATGAAGCGGATGCCAGTGACGGGTTTCGCAGCCACCTTGGCGCGTCCCTCATTGGCAAGGAATGCGAGCGCGCACTTTGGTACGACTTTCGGTGGGTGACGCGTAGCAAGCACCCAGGACGGTTGTTGCGCTTGTTCGAAACCGGCCAACTGGAGGAAGCCCGAATGGTCCTGAACCTGCGGCGCACCGGTGCAACTGTGCTCGAAGTTGATCCCGAGACCGGGCGTCAGTTTCGGGTGCAGGCCCATGGCGGCCACTTCGGCGGCTCGCTTGACGGTCTTGCCATCAATTTGCTTGAAGCCCCAAAAGCCTGGCACGTGTTGGAGTTCAAGACGCACTCCAACAAGAGCTTTGGCGATCTGGTGGCCAAGAAGGTGCGCGAGTCCAAGCCGCAGCACTTTGCCCAGATGCAAATCTACATGCACCTGATGGGCATTACCCGAGCGATGTACTTGGCTGTGAACAAGGACACCGATGACCTGTATGTCGAACGCGTGGAGGCGGATGTCACTTATGCGGAACTTCTTCTGGAAAAAGCCCGGCGAATCATCTTCGCCCAAACCCCACTGCCACGCATCAGCGAGGAGCCCAGTTGGTATCAGTGCCGAATGTGTGACCACGCACCGGTTTGCCACGCAAGCGGCAACAGCGTGGTGGCACCTGCGATCAATTGCCGTACTTGCCTGCACTCAACACCCGTGGATGGTGGTTGGCATTGCGACCGGCATCAAAAACGCCTGACTGAAGTAGATCAGCGCACTGGCTGTGAGCAGCACCTGTACCTGCCGCCACTTGTTCCTGCATCGCAAGTCGATGCGGGTGACGACTGGGTTGATTACGAATTTACCAACGGAGTGCGCTGGCGCGATGCCGGTTTGATCAAGCACGCCGCCAACTGAATCCCCAACCGAAAACCTAAACGCAATTGAACAAGGAGTCCCGTCATGAGCTTTTCCCTCCGCCCCTACCAAAGTGCTGCCATCCAAGGCATCTACAACTATTTCCAAGATGAGAGCGGCAACCCGCTGGTGGTGATTCCCACCGCTGGTGGCAAGTCCCTCGTCATGGCCACCTTTGTTGAAGGCGTGCTGAAAGCCTTTCCAGATCAGCGCATCCTGATCGTGACTCATGTGCGTGAGCTGATTGAGCAGAACTTTGCCGAACTCAAAAAGCTTTGGCCGCAAGCCCCGGCAGGGATTTATTCAGCAGGACTTAAGAAGCGTGAGATTCGTGCGCAGATTTTGTTTGCTGGCATCCAGTCCATTCACAAGCGTGTGTATGACGTTCAGCAGTGCGACCTGGTGTTGATTGATGAAGCGCATTTGATCCCGCGTTCCTCAAACACGATGTACCGCAAGTTTCTTGATGGCTTGAAGCGCATCAACCCCATGCTCAAGGTGATTGGCCTGACGGCCACGCCATACCGCCTGGACTCTGGTTTGCTGCATGAAGGTAGTGAGGCCATCTTCACTGACATCGCCTACGAGGTGTCGGTGCGCGAGTTGATTGATGACCACTACCTTCCGCCACTGATCTCCAAACGCATGGCAACGCAAATTGACCTCACCGGTGTGGGCACGCGCGGCGGCGAGTTCATCCCTAAGGACTTGGAGGCGGCCATTGACCAGGACGCCATCACGCAAAGCGCGGTCAATGAAATTTTCTCGTACTCAACTAACCGCAAAAGCTGGCTGATCTTTTGTGCTGGCGTAGACCACGCGTACCACGTGCGTGATGCGGTGCGCAGCAGAGGTGTGACTTGCGAAACGATTGTGGGCGATACGCCCAGTTCCCAGCGCGAGGCCATCATCAACGACTTCAAGGCTGGGCGTATTCAGTGCCTGACCAATGCCAATGTGCTGACGACCGGTTTCAACGCGCCTGCGGTAGATCTGATTGCCATGCTGCGCCCGACCAAGTCGGCGGGTTTGTATGTGCAAATCGTGGGCCGTGGTTGCCGCCTTGCACAGGGCAAGACCGACTGCTTGGTGCTCGACTTCGCCGGAAACATTGCGCGCCACGGACCCATTGACGCCATCAAACCCAAGACACCCAAAGCGGGTGAAGACGGCGATGCGCCAACCAAAGCCTGCCCAGAGTGCGACAGCATCGTTCATGCGGCGGTACGTCAGTGCCCCGACTGTGGCCACATGTTCCCGGAGCCGCAAATCAAGATTGACGCCAAAGCCAGCACTTTGGACATCTTGTCTGGCGGTCCACCCGAGTGGGTGCCGGTAACACGGGTGAGCTATGCCCGGCACGACAAGACGGGCAAACCGCCGTCACTTCGGGTGGATTACTGGAGTGGGTTGAGTTCCCACAGCGAATGGGTTTGCATTGAGCACCAAGGCTATGCGCGGCAAAAGGCAGCCAGTTGGTGGGCCAACCGCGCACCGGGCTTGCCACTTCCCCGTGGTGTTGACGAGGCGCTGGCGGTATCGCAGCGGCTCAAGTGCCCATCGCAGATCGCCGTGCGCCCCAGCGGGCGTTACACAGAAATCGTTGGCGCGCGCTTTTGATGTCGGGCGCATAAATGATGTGCGCCATTTGCAGGCGCGATGCCCGAGGGTATGGGTTCGCGCCTTGTTTGATCCGTATTGATGCGCCGAGCGTGAAGTTGTGCTCCAGGCGCTGTCAAAACATTGCAGCAAGGCTAAAGGGAATGATTGATCCAAACCAACACGAAACCAATGCGCTGGCAGCGGCCTGCCAGACAGGGGGCGAGTACGTCGATTCACTCGCCAAAACAGACTTGGCCACCTTCACCGCAGTGGAGTGGTCAACCTTGATTGATGTGGTCGTGACCGCGTTTCAAGACTCACTTCGCACTGCCTATGCAGACGATCCACCATTTTGAAGGAACGCATGAATCCAAACAATTACATGGCCCAACTTGGGGCCACACTCGTAGATCGCGGCTACGCCATTTTGCCGATCCAGCCCAGCACTAAAAAGCCGGGCATGTTTCGCCTGGGTGCCTGGCAGGACTACCCCAAGTGGAGCCGCCACTGTGAGCGCGACACGACCGAAAACGAAGTCGACATCTGGGGCGACTGGCCCGAGGCAGGCATTGGTATTGCCGCAGGCAGGGTGATTGGCATCGATATTGATGTGCTGCAGTCCAAGGACGTCGCCGTCCAAATTGAGGGGCTGGCCAAGCGGATGCTGGGCGACACACCTGCAGTTCGTATCGGCAACGCCCCCAAGCGACTGCTGGTGTACCGCGCGGCCCAACCCTTCAGCGGTTTCAAGTACCCGCCGATCGAGGTGCTGGGTGTGGGGCAGCAGTTCATTGCGTATGGCATTCACCCTGATACCGGCAGACCGTACGAGTGGCCGGTGCAGACCCTGGCCGATCTTCAAATGGAGGAGTTGCCAGTCATCACCGAGGCGCAGGCACGCGAGTTTGCGCGTCAGGCGTATGAGATGGTGCCCGAATCCATGCGCCCCAAAAGTCTGGGCGTGGGTTTGAAGTCACCCGTGGCGTTTGCCAATCTGCCCGAGCAGCGCGGCACGTTTGAAGCAGTGCAGGACGCGCTTCAGTACATCCCCAACCAGGATCTGGACTACGACAGCTGGGTGCGCATTGGCATGGCCATCAAAGGTGCGCTTGCCGAGCAGGGGTGGCCGCTCTTTGAGTCCTGGTCTGCGTCGTCCAGTAAAAACGATGCCAAGACAACCGCTAAAAGTTGGGGGAGCTTTTCGCCTCAGCGCATTGGGGCGGGAACCATCTACAAGCTGGCGCTGGACAACGGCTGGATTCCGGATGCTGATCTACAGTTGCAAACGCTCCAAACAACAAACCCCATCACGATTTATGTGTCAGGTGCACCGCCCGTGCTGCCACCACCCAAACCACTGCCGACGGGCTGGGACCAAGTGGGCGGCGTGATTGCCGACATGATGGCGCTCATGGCAACGACGGCCAAGCGTCCACAACCCGTGCTGGCGCTCGGAGCGAGTTTGTGTGCCATCGGCGCGCTGATGGGGCGCAAGTACCGCACCGAGAGCAACACGCGCTCGAACCTTTATGTCGTAGGTATCGCTGAGAGCGGCGCAGGCAAGAACCACAGCCGCGTCGTGATCAATGAGCTGTTCCGTAAGGCCGGGTTGCTGCAATAC